AAGATATTTAGGAACTTGTTCTTTATTAAATGTCGATGTCAGTGAAATAGATAGAATCCTTGAAGAACTAAAAGCTAAAACAGTTAAGGAAGAAGCAGCGTAAGTCGGTTATGTTTATTTCTGTTAAGTTGCGTTTTGTTTCGTTGGGTTGGGTTCTGTTAAGTCGGTTATGTTTCGTTTCGTTAGGTTGCGTTACGTTTCGTTGAGTTCAGGCGGTTTTGTTCAGTTGAGTCCTGGTTAGGTTGAGTCATGTTAAGGCGGTTGAGTTAGGTTACGTTGTTTTAAGTTAGGTTTTGTTATGTTGAGCAAAGGCGGTTACGTTTAATTGAGTTTCATTTAGGTTAGTTTCGTTGAGTTTAGTTAAGGCGGTTATGTTCCGTTAGGTTAGGTTGCGTTCAGTCTCGTTATGTTTTGTTGAGGCGGTTATGTTATGTAAAGTTGGGTTCAGTTGCGTACTGTTTGGTTCTGTTAAGTCAATTAAATAAAAAAATAAAGAAATAAAGAGGTAAATATGATGTTAAGACCTTATCAAGAGGTTGCAGTATCTTCAGCTTATAATGCTTTAGATAAACACTCGAATACTATTGTTGTTGCCCCAACAGGCGCAGGTAAAACTATTATGTTATCTGCACTTGTGGGTCAAAGGCATAATAAAAATAAAAAGGTTCTTGTTCTACAGCATAGAGATGAACTTGTTTCACAGAATAAAAAGAAGTTTCTGAAAGTTAATCCTTCAATCAAGACATCTATTGTTGATGGTACACAAAAGAATTGGAGAGGTGATGTCATCTTCTCTATGGTACAAACTATATCTAGAGATAAAAACTTAGATAAGCTACGTTCTATTGATATGCTTGTCATAGATGAAAGCCATCATGCAGCTGCAAGAACTTATAAAAAAGTTATTAGAAAAGTAAGATCTGACAATCCTAATTCGGAGATTGTCGGGTTTACAGCTACTCCTAACAGAGGTGATAGGCAAGGATTAAGAGATATATTTACAAATTGTTGTCATCAGATTGAGGTAGCTACACTGATACGTGAGGGGTTTCTGGTTCCTGTAAAGGCTTATGTTGTCGATGTCGGTGTGCAAAATGAGTTAAATGATGTGCGTAAAACAGTTGACGACTTTGATATGTCAGCTGTTGAAAGCATTATGAATAAGAAGATCATCAATCAGAAAGTTGTTGAAGAATGGATGAGTAAGGCATCAGACAGAAAAACAGTTGTGTTTTGTTCTACAATTATTCATGCAGAAGATTTGCTTGAGGAGTTTGTTAATAGAGGAATCAAAGCGAATATCGTAACTTCTGAAACACCAAGAGATAATCGAAAGCGAATACTGAAAGATTTAGAGTTCGGGGATACGCAAGTTGTCGTCAATGTGGCTGTATTAACAGAAGGTTTTGATGCACCACCAGTGTCTTGTATTGTTTTAACAAGACCTTGTTCATACAAATCAACGATGGTTCAGATGATCGGACGGGGTCTAAGAACTATAGATCCAGAGTTATATCCGAACATCATCAAAAAAGATTGTATTGTTCTGGATTTTGGCACAAGCATATTAACACATGGATCTATTGATGAAACAGTGGACCTAGATGGTAGGGATCCATCAGAGATAGGAGAAGCTCCACAGAAGGCTTGTCCCTCTTGTCAGGCTACAGTACCACTCAACGTCAGAGAATGCCCTATGTGTGGCTTTGAATTTGGCTCTGAGAGCAATGAAGAGATCATGACTACGTTTCAAATGACAGAAGTGGAGCTAATCGATAGATCTCCATTTCGTTGGATCGATATGTGTGGGAATGGATCTATGATGATGGCTTGTGGTTTTGAGGGCTTTGGTCTTATTGCTACTGTTAATGATACATCTATAGCGATTGTAAAGAAATCCAGGGGTAAAATCCGAACAATTGCTATTGGCAGCAAGAACCAGGCAATTGCTTCAGCTGATGATTTCATGAGAGAGATTGAAACATCGGACTCTGCTAACAAGAGCAAGAGGTGGTTAAATAGTTTAGTTTCAGAGAAACAAATCAATCATTTATCTAATTTTAACGTAAACATTACAGCTTTTGATCTATCTTGGAACAGATACAAAGCTAACTGCTGGTTAAATTATTTCTGGAATAAATCTATGATTGATAGCATAGTGTATAAAATGGGAGCATAAAATGCCAAAAAGGGAAGAAATATTAGAAGAGGCAGAACGATTAGTAAATGGTAATCGGGCAAAAGATTATGGAGATGCATATATCAATCATAAGCGAATCGCTGATATATGGTCTGTTATCTTTGGTAAAGAGGTAACAGTACGTCAAGTTATTCTTTGCATGATTGCCGTAAAAATGGCTAGACTTGTGCATAACACCAAAACTGATTCGTGGGTGGATATATGTGGATACTCAGCTATAGCAGGAGAAAT